CCTGATCGACGCCATCGAGGCGATGGGCTACGAGTGGCGCTGGACGAAGTCGATCGACGAGAACGGCGAGCAGGTCGGCGCGTGGGTCATGCGAGACGCGCCGCACGCGAACACGACCGATGGTCGTGTGCAGAATGGGGGTGAGCCGTGAGATACCTATCCGTCTGCTCCGGCATCGAAGCCGCGACTGTCGCCTGGCATCCGCTCGGCTGGACGCCCGTTGCGTTCAGCGAGATCGAGCCGTTCCCGTCCGCCGTATTGGCGCACCACTACCCGCAAGTCTCAAATCTCGGAGACATGACCCAACATGCAACTTGGCCTCTTCAGCACGGAGACATCGACCTCCTCGTCGGAGGAACCCCATGTCAGAGCTTCAGCGTCGCAGGACTCCGCAAGGGACTCAGCGACCCACGCGGCGGACTCATGCTTACCTACCTTGAAATCGCTCGGCGTCTACGGCCTCGATGGGTTGTGTGGGAAAATGTCCCCGGTGTCCTGTCGAGCAACGGAGGAAGGGATTTTGGTTCCTTCCTCGGCGCGCTGGGGGAACTGGGGTATGGGTGGGCCTACAGGGTGCTGGACGCTCAATGGGTGCGAACACAACGGCATCCCCGCGCCGTCCCGCAGCGCAGGCGCAGGGTGTTCGTCGTTGGTCGCCTCATTGAGCGAGGTGCTGGAGACCGGGCCGCTGCCGCCTCAATACTCCTTGAGCAGCAAAGCGTGCAGCGGGATTCTCAGAAGGGCCGAACGTCGCGGGAAGGCGCTCCCGCCGATGCTTCGGATGGCGCTGGCGCAGGGCAGTGGTGGGACGGCAGCGACTGCGCCGCGACCCTGACCAAGCAGAACGCCAACGGCGCGCAAAGGATGCCGGACAAGGACAACCTGGGCGCGGTGCTGACGCCGACAGCATTCAGTTGGCAGAACGCCCGCGATGGATTGCGTCAGGACGATGCTGTGGGCTCCCTGAGATCCTCGGCTGGCGACTCGGGATTCCATGAGATGAACCACCCGGTCGTGATGCAGGCCCACGGCTTCTACAGCACGGGCGGCACGCACGGCGTGAACCAGCACCCCGAAGTGTCGCCCGCCGTTAAGGTCGGGAGCGGACTGGGGATTCCGTCGCCGCCGGAGGTCGCCCACGCCCTGCGCGGCGAGGGCTTCGACGCGAGCGAGGACGGCACGGGGAGAGGGACGCCGCTTGTGCCGGTGGCTATGCGTGAGTCTGGGCAAGGGTACTGGATGCAGGATGAAATTTCCGGTTCGCTGCGGGCAGAGGGCGAGGACAGGCCAAGCAGACCTAGCCATGTGATTTACCAGCAGTCCATGACCGTGCGCCGCCTCACCCCGCGCGAGTGCGAGCGGCTACAGGCGTTCCCCGACGACTACACGCTGATCCCGTGGCGAAAGAAGCCCGCCGATCAGTGCCCGGACGGGCCGCGCTACAAGGCGCTCGGCAACAGCATGGCCGTGAACTGCATGGAGTGGATCGGGGAGCGGATCGCGGCGTACGAGCGCGACGCCGCCGAGGCCGACGCGAACAACGAGCGATTCAGGAGGACCGATGGCGAGTGAGATCGTGGTAACGCTGCCGCTGCCGCCGAAGGAACTCCACCCGAACTCGCGGCCGCACTGGGCCTCGAAGGCCCGCGCCGTCAAGCGCTACCGCGAGTACGCGTGGGCGTGCGCGATGGAGGAGATCAGCGTCATCGACGGATTCAAGCCGTGGCGCGAGGCCGCGTGCACCGCGCGCTTCTTCTTCCCGACCAAGCGGCGCCGCGACAAAGACAACCTGCTGGCGTCGCTCAAGGCCGCGTTCGACGGGCTCGCCGATGCGCGCGTCGTGCTCGACGACTCGGGGATCAGCCACCGCGTCGAGATCGGCGACCCCGACCCCGAGTTTCCGCGCGTCGAGATCACCGTCAGGGGGATCGAATGAACCCGCCGCGCCGGAACGACAGGGGCGACCGCTCCCCGCTCCTCGTCACCCGCGAGGAGGCCGCGCGGCGACTCGGGCTCGACCGCATCTCGCGCCGACCCGAGCGCGTGGTCCGAGAGATGGTCGCACGCGGCGAGCTCCGAGGGGTCGCCGTCGGCCGATGGATGATGGTCGAGGCCGACAGCATTGATCGGTGGATCGCATCCCGATAGGGTGAACGCATGGAGCCACCGAGACTAGAGCGGCGGGAGGACGGCTACTACCGCGTCCGATGGACGGACGGCGCAGGCAAGCGCCGCGAGAAGTCCTTCGGGTCCGACCGCCGCGCCGCGCGGAACCGATGGCTCGCGTGGGTCAACCAGTGGCGCGCCGACCCGATGGTGCGGGACCCGGGCGACACGGGCCCGCTCACCGTCGCGCTCGCCGTCGAGCGCTACGAGGCGCACGCCGCGACCTACTACGCGGGCTCGCGCGAGGTCCTCAACATCCGCCACACGCTCCGCGCGCTTGTCGAGGTCGCGGGAGACACCCTCGCGAGCGAGATCGGGCCCGAGACGATCGACGCGTACCGCGAGCTTCAGGTCGCGCGCGACATCTCGCTCGGCGTCATCAACCAGCGCGTGCGAACGATCCGCCGCGCGTGGAAGTGGCTCGCGTCCAAGCGCCTCGTCTCCATCGAGTCGTGGCAGTGCCTCTGCGCCCTTGAGCCGCTGCGCCGCGGGCGATGCGCCGCCCGAGTCACCGATCCCGTCCGCCCCGTCGCCGACAGCGTCGTGGAGCGCACCTGCGACGCGCTGCCGCCGTCGATCGCCGCGATGGTCAGGCTTCAGCGCATCACGGGCATGAGGCCCGGCGAGGTCTGCGCGATGGAGTGGCGCGACATCGACCGCTCGGGCGAGGTGTGGGTCTACGAGCCGCGGCATCACAAGACGGCGCACCACGGCCACCGCAGGCGGATCATGCTCGGCCCGCGCGCGCAGGCGATCCTCGCGCCGCTCGTCGGCCTCGCGATCGGCGGGCGGGTGTTCAGCCCGAACCTCGCGATGGAGGAGCGCGACGAGGCCGCGCGCGCGGCCTACGAGCCGCCCGATGGCGCGCACGACTACCGCACCTGGCGCTGCTATCAGTCGCGCCTTGCCGCCCGCCCGAGGCGCTCCGACCGCGGCGACGCGTGGTCGACCGTCTCCTACGCGCAGGCGATCCGCAGGGCCGCGCAGGCGGCGGGCGAGCCGCACTGGTCGCCGAACCAGCTGAGGCACTCGGCGGCGACCGAGGCGAGGCGCGGCGGCGGGCTCGATGTCGCGCAGCTCCTCCTCGGCCACCGTCACGCCGAGGTCACCGAGGTCTACGCCGAGACGGACCTCGCGCGGCTCCGCGAGTGGGTCCGCCGGCACGGCTGACTGTCGCGATGTGTCGCGGTCTGTCGCGATCTACACCACGCGCATTGGGGCAAAACTGGGGGAAAAAGAAGAGCGGCGCGCATAAACCTGCGCGCCGCAAAGCGGGAGACGGGATTCGAACCCGCGACATTCAGCTTGGGAAGCATCTGCGACCCGAAATCGGACCTTGCCCGACTCTGACCGACCTTGACGGACCTTGACCGCAAGTGACGCTCCGAGCGGGTGTTGCGACCGTTTCCGCGCCAAGCGACGATGACGGACGCTTCCCGAGATAACCCGACCTCGACGGACGCTGTGGGGCAAAATTGGGGCAAAATCGTCCGAATCTTTCACGCTCGACTTGCACGGCCTCCGATACTAGAGTATCCTCTAGTAGTCCGAGACAGCAACCCGAACACAGGAGCCACAGCCATGCAGACGAACTGGATGCCCGCCGACGACAAGTGCCAGACCGCCATCGACACCGTGTACACCGCCCCCACGCCTGATGAGCTGCGCAGCCGCTATCGCCGCGCCAAGACCGTCATCGCGAAGCATGACACGGAGCTCGGGTACTGGATGGGTCGGCTGCGCGAGGTTCGTAGCGAGCGTGCCGCGCAGCTGGCGACTCGCGCCGCCTCCCAGAACGGCGGTGCCTCCGCGCCCGTCGCCTACACCCGCGATGCCGCCGTCGCTCGCCTTGCCGAGCTCGGCCTCGACGAGGAGTACGCCGACATCGAGTGCCTGAGCCGCGCCGAGCACTACGAGTGGCTCTGCACCGCAGACGCCGACGAGATCGTGTCGCACCGCGAGCAGATGCTCCGCGATGCCGAAGGCGGTGCCGCGTGACCGACCGCGAGATCGCCGACCGCTACGAGCAGGGCCTCGCCGCCGCGCGCGCCGAGGCGTTCGCCGCCGCCCGTGCCGGCGGGCTCAACCGCCGATCCTGTGACGCCGCCGCCAAGGCCGCTGGCGACGCCTACGCCGCCGAGCACGGCGCCGAGTACCGTGCCGCCCGCGCGCGGCTCGAGCAGGCCGAGGCCGCCGACCTGGCCGCGCACAACGCAGCGCAGGCCGAGGAGGTCGCCCGCCTGTTCGACGCCGCGCAGCGATTCCTCCGCGACCACGGGTAC